GTACTTCGCTCAGGAAATGAGAGCAGGGGCGCATTATGAAAACGTAACTCCTGAGTACGTATGGCAGTCTATTATGGAAGAGTACGCTGACAAAGTATCTAACGTTGTTGACGTTGCTGTTTGGCAAGGAGACACGGTTAGCGGTTCGGGTAATAACTCACATTGGGATGGATTTATAACACTCCTTTCAAGTGGTACTACTGATGCTGACCCTTCTAACACAATTTCAGACCTTGGAGCACCATCTCAAGCCGTTGACGCACAATGGTTGGTTTACAACTCAGCTAGTTTGTTAGGTCTAACTCAGTACGATGATTTCAGAGTGTTCGTGGGTTACGATGACTATGCGGCACTTGTGCAAGGATTGAACGACAACTCAATCACTTACGGAACAATGGTTGACGGCACTAACGGAGACAAGAACGTAGAAGGTCAAGGGCTAACAATGTTCGGCACTAACTTGAAAGTTGTTCCTGTTGCGGGATTGACAGGACAAAATAAGCTATACGCTGGTCGTTTGTCTAACTTCTTTGTAGGTGTTGATGCTGAGGGAGACTTCACAAACTTCGAAACTTGGTACTCACAAGATGACAGGGTTGTCAAATTGGCTATCGAGTTCAAGTTAGGTTGTCAAGTTGCATTCCCTGACGAGATTATCACAATCATACCTTAATTAAACTGAATTAACGGGAGTGGCTTTCGGGTCACTCCCTTAACTTAAAAAAGACTTAAAATGGCGTGTGCATTAACACAAGGTTTCACATTAGATTGCAAAGATGCGATTGGCGGTATTAAATCCGTTCGATTTGCTACGCTTTCTGATTATTTGAGTCTTGACCCTACTTACACCACAGGTAGCGTATCTTTCGGTTCGGCATCTACTGTATTTTACAAGTACGAGTTGGACAAAGAAGAAAGCACGTTCAACGATAACCCAACGGCAGGAAGTAACAAAGGCACACTTTACTACGTGCCAGACATTACTTTTATCTTGTCAAAGTTGGACGTTCAAAAGCGTAAAGAAATGCAACTACTCGCAAAGAACAGAGTGGTGGCAATCGTTGAAACACGCGAAGCAACCCCTACTTATTGGGCAATTGGTGTAACTAATGGCTTAGACTTTTCAACGGGTACGGGTGCATCAGGAACAGCAGCGGCTGACCTTAACGGCTACACAATGACGTTTAACGGCATGGAGCCTGACCCAATGGTAGAGGTATCAAGTTCTGACTTGGCATCTATCACTAACTAGAATCTTCTTTTTCTCTGTCTTGAAAGGGTGTGGCTTAACGGTTGCACCCTTTTTATTTAACAAAAACCGCTTGTTTTATATTAAGTAAGAAAAGCAAGCAATGGCAACAAGTATAACACCAGCAGATTTAACCGTAACCATTACAGAAGCGGTGCAGTTAAATGGCTCTGACAAAGGCTCATCAAACGTTTTGACAATAACAGACGTTACCGAAGTTGATAACAGAATAGTAAACGTGGGTACGGCTGAAACTGACATTATCGGTTTTGGTTCGGCTAACGGTCAAGGCTCATTCGTTAGAACTGATGTGAAATACATTCGAATTACCAACTTAGACGACACCAACTACGTTACGCTCGGAATGTCTAAAACGGGTGCTGATACATTCTACATTAAGCTAGAGGCTAAAAAGTCTATCATGTTAGGAAATGATGACTTAGAAGTTGATGCTTCGGGCGGTGCTTCTAGTGCATTTGTAGAAGCTGATAACATTAGCGCAAAAGCTAACGGGGCTGCCGTTGATTTGGAATACTTTGTAGCCTTGACTTGATAAGAATTACGCAAGATAGCGCAAACTTGGTAGTAATTACCACTACTGAAAAAGGTAGCGCAAGCTATTATCTGTTTCAATTTAAGGATTTGGCGGAAAACACTTCAAGCTATTGCGTAGCGCAAGACACATCGCCATATCAAGAGCGTTACAACGCTTTCACGATTACAGACGCTCCAAGTCCTACACCAACGGATGCAGAGGTGGATTTGGACAAAGGGCAATTCAAATACTTTGTTTATGCTAATTCAAACGGCAGCAACTTAGACCCTGACGGTTTGACGTTACTTGAATCAGGAATGTGTGTTGTAACGGGTACAGAAACAGAACCAACAGAATACGAACGAACGCAGACTTATGTCGAATACGAAGGCTAACATGAGGGTAATAACTTTGGCGGCACATAGTACGCCTGAGTTCAAAGAAGATAGGTCTAAGGATTGGATTCTATACGGTACTGAAAGACCGTGGAGAAATCGTTATCCTGACTACCTGTTAGACTTATTTAATTCGTCTGCAAAGCACAACGCTATTATTCGAGGTAAGGTTGACTACATTGTAGGAAAAGGATTCAGAGTTGATGACAAAGGTTTAGGCACAGAATCATTAGCAAAGGTTTCTAAGTTTATCAATCAGCCTAACCCATACGAGACACTTGACGAACTGTTAGCTAAGTGTGCACTTGATTTAGAAATATACAACGGTTTCGCTTTAGAGATAATCGCCAATAAGACCAATCAGAAGATTGCAGGTGTCTATCACGTTGATTTTACCAAGTACCGAAAGCGCAAAGAAACGGACGGGTACTTTTATTCAGAAGAATGGCACAAAACACAGCCCGAAGTAGAGTATATTCCTGAGTTTGACCCTTACAAATTGGGCGGTAAATCATTGCTTTATGTCAAGGCATACCATCCAATGTCTGACGTTTACCCATTGCCTGAGTATTTGGGTTGTGTGCCTTACGTAGAGATGGACAAGGAAATAGCAAACTTCCATTTGAACTCAATTAAAAACGGGTTTACAGGTGGGAATATGTTCAACTTCTTTAACGGAGTACCTCCCGAAGAAGAACAAGAAGCACTTGAGCGTAAGATTTACGACAAGTTTAGCGGTTCTGAAAACGCTAACAAGATACTTCTGAACTTTAGCGATTCGCGAGAACAAGGAACAGAGGTAGTTTCGTTAAATGGTAACGACTTCGACAAGCGTTTCGACATCTTAAACCAAACAGTACGCAAAGAGATTTTTAGCGGTCATCGAATTGTAGACCCTAATCTATTCGGTATAAAAGAAGATGGAATCTTCGCTACACGTAACCAAATTAGAGATAGTTACGAGTTGTTTCAGAACACCTACGTAAACCAACGCCAACGATTACTAGAACAAGTCTTTAATGGGTTGGCAAGCGTACAAGGTTTTGAAGGTAGGTTGTACATTGAAGATACCGAACCGTTAGGGGTAGAATTTAGTGAGGCAACGAAGGTTTCTGTTATGACACGCGATGAAATACGTGAGGCGGTAGGTTTAGAGCCTTTGTCAGACGTTCAAATGTCTAAAGAAGTACGGTTAGCCAAAGAAGATGAAGTAAGCGAAATACAGCTATGTGATGCATTCTCTGAGTGCGGTTTGTCATTGGATGAGTGGGAGGTGGTAGATTCTAAACCCGTTCGCTTTCAATCAGACAAGGAATTAGAACTATCTGAACAACGAATAAGAAAGTTCGGGTTTGCAGATGAGAACTTCGACATGGCTGTTCTTGAAATACTCAAAGAAAACCCAAATCAAACATGGGCGGCTATCGCGGCACAACTTGAAACAACGGTTGAAAAGGTCGCTGAATCTTTACGTAGTCTAACTTCAAAGAACTTTCTGACCATTACAGAGCAGGTAGTTGAAGAAACTTCACAGAGAATTGCAGAGGTTACACGAGAAGGAACGAAAGCGCTCGAAACGGCTGAACCATTAGACGTTACTTTTCGGATAGCTTACAGGTACGCTAAAAGTCCTGAAGCAAGCGGTGCAGATGTACTGCCAACTACGCGGGAATTTTGCAGAAGGATGGTAAGTCAGTCGGCTAACCGAGTATGGACAAACGCAGATATTCAGCGTATCGGTATGCAAGAAAATAGAAACGTGTGGATGCGTAGAGGTGGATTCTGGACACGACAAGGCGGTGCGGTAACTACTCCTTATTGCCGTCACGTATGGGAACAGGTTGTAATAAAAGAGCGAAATGGCTGATATACTATTCATATCACAATCCTTTTTAAAGGAAAACACGCAAGTAAGCGATAATGTGGATGTTAAGTATATCCGCGAAAGTATTTTGTGGTCACAAGATTCGCAGATACAACCTATCCTTGGAACAACGCTATACAATAGGTTGAAAGACGACATTCAAAACTCAACTTTAGCGGGTGTTTATCAAACTTTGGTTGATGATTACATACAGGTTTGTTTGAAACACTATGTAACGGCTGAGTGCTTGCAAATGGCACACTACAAGATAACCAACAAAGGGCTACAAATACAGGATTCTGAGCAATCACAGCCAGCATCATCAACACGCCTTGACAAGTTGGTTGAAAAGGAACAGAACAAGGGCGATTGGTATCGGCAAAGGTTGATAGATTACCTATGTGAGTACACATCTAATTATCCTGAGTACGAAAACCCTGATAGCGGAGTTGACACTATCCAACCAACGCGCGACAATTACAGAACAACTATCTATTTAGGTGGCATTAGCCGACCAATGACCCTAAGAGAGAAATACCGAGATGTCTAAAAAGAACGAGAAACTTCTAAAACGTTACCTTGCTAACCTTAAATCAAATAATAGACCAAATCAAGACGTTAGCCAACGCTCATTATCAGATAGCGGAGGTGGGCGTAGGAACGATAGCGGAACTCCAAAGCAAGCCTGACAGAGAATACCCGTTATTGTGGCTTTCTAATGAAGGCGGTACACTTGATAACAACTACAAAGTAGACAATATACGTCTGACCATGTTCGGGCGTGTTACAGTTGGCGATGAAGGGCAAGACGATGACGCTTCTGAATTAGAAGTATTGTCTGATATGCAGTTGATTCTGTTAGACTTTCTGAACTACTTCCATCAAAATCACGGGCAAGATTACGTTACAGACAAATCAAACACGCTTGAACATTTTACAGAGCGCACCAATGATAGAACGGCTGGCTATTCTACGGTATTAGAGTTAAAACAATTCTACGATTGGAACAAGTGCAAAATACCACAAAGCGGGGCAAGCATACCTCCAACCGTTGACGGTCTTACGTTGTACGATTTTTGCGATGCTGATGTTATTGCACGTTTAACACCTACTCAAATATCGTGTTTAGAGGCGGAACTTTGCGGTGCTTGCGCTGATGCAACCGTACAATTAAACGGCTCAACCATTGGAACAGTTGTAAGTGGTGCAACGGGTGATTTTGATGTAACTCAAGACGGTTCACCCGTTGGAAGTTGGAACGGTTCAGAATGGATTATTCCGAGTTGCACACCTTCTGCAAGTGTTTCGGTAGCCTTAGATGACACAACTCCTGAATATGACCAAACAGTTCAAATAACAGCAACGGCAACAGGAATAACAGCAACTTCTTACATTTTCTACTTACCAACTAGAGAGGGTTATCAAACAGTTCAGCAGGCTTCTAACGTTTATAATTGGACT